CTACTGCAACTACTACTGTTCTTACTACTACTCCTATTGGAACTCTTCAAGCTATTGATTTAGTAACTGAAGAACTTATCTTAGGAGCTGCTGTTGCTGGTACTCTTCCTGTTGGCTCAGTAGTAGGAGTTTCACAAGACGAAGTGTTAGGTATTTACTCTCATTCAGTAGATTATACTTCTGGTGGGATTACTGGTAACACTATTGGAGTAATTGATGAGGCTAAAGTTTATAAACTTCACCTACCTCACTGGGATAACTCTCTTACTTATGAATGTCCTAGACTTCATATTAGAGAAGTGTGGTCTTAATAATAAATAATAAAAGATAAATAATAAAAATATATGGCATACGTTGCAAGTTTTTTCTCTGAGAGGTTCGTCGCCAAGCAGGTCATGGCTATGGTGGATGAAACTGAACATCAGCTACTTAAAAGAAGTAAATTGATTGATGAATATTTTCCTACTCAAATGTTTGATGGAAGAGATTTTGTTGGTTTACTAACTAAGAGAGTCGCCCCTGCTGCATCTATTGTCGCTTATGGTGCTGAAATTCCATTGGTAAGCTTTGGTGGAGTTGAACGAATGGCTGCTACGTTATTCAAGCTAGGTACTTCACGTTTATATGATGAAGAAACTCAGTGGAAAATGATGGAAGCACAGAACTTAGCTATCACTAAAGGTATTAAAGTTCAAAAAGTTTATAATCCTGATGGTACTATTACTCCTGGTTCAAGTTCAGATTTAGCTACTATTCTATTTGGTCAAGTTAATGATCTTTTAAGAGGTATTACTGATAGAATGGATCACTTGAAATGGCAAGTGGCTCAAACTGGTGCAGTAGATATGACTGACCCAATTACAGGTATTCCTCTATCTCTTGATTTTAAGAAGGCTGGAGTTAACTATAATCATTTCCCTGCCCCTCTTACTCTAACTGGTAATACTGTAACTCCTACTTTAAATAAGTGGAGTGATCATGTAAATGCTCAAGCTCTTCAAAATCTCTCTGATGCTTGTGATACTTACTACGATACTAATGGTTATATGCCAGATAAAGTTGTAATGAGTCGTAAGTTATGGAAAGATTTCTTACACCAAAGAAGCACTCGTGATGCAGCTAGGCAGATGTCTACTGTTGAGTTAGGTCTAGTAACTCCTGAGATGGGAAGAGGTCTATTAAAAATGAGAGACTTACCAGACGTGGAAGTATATGAAGAAAAGTATCAAGAACAATTAGCTGATGGTTCAATTGTAGATGTTAACTTCTTGAATAATAATCGTTTTGTATTCCTTAAAAAGGATATGGGGATTAGTGCAATCGGGCCTACTCTTGAATCTGTTCCTACTATTATTGGAGGTGGAGATGTTCCTATTGAGCCCAAGTCAGGTATTTATGTAACTACTTATGAGCAAAATAAACATCCTAAGCAAGACGTATCTATGGCAACTGCAACTTTTCTTCCTATCGTAATGAATCCTAAGCAATTATATTCTCAACAGGTTAAGTAATGAAAAAATATACTTTGCTGAAAAATCTTGTTACTAAAGAGGGCAATATGATTTTTGCTCGTCAAGCTCTTTATATGGAAGGTGAAATTCCTAAAGAGTTCATTAATCCTCTAAACGTAATAGTAGTAGAAGATACACAAGCAGTTATTCATAAACAAACTAATACTCCAGATGAAACACATTATTTAACTGAGAATGATGTCACTACTCTTACTCCTAAGTTTTACGATCCTAGTAAAGTAGAGGTTATTGATAAGTTAAACATTAATTCTATGTCTTTAGACCAATTGAAAGTTCTTAAAGGAATTGGGGAGAAGATTGCTACTCAGCTAATTACTAATAGACCTTACACTGATTTAACTGACCTAACTACTAAAGTTAAACCCTCTCCTGGTAAAAACTGGGAAGAATTCAATTTCATGTTCTCTTAAAAATATCTCTAGTACAAAAGATAATACTAGGTATAGTTTTACTAGAGAGCTATGCCTATTTTTTTTATGATAATACAACATAAAGTTACAACTCTCCAAGTAGTTAGAGATAATTATAAAGAAAAACCTCAGATATATCTTAAGGAATCTAAACATTCTATAAGAGATACTATCCCAGTAATAGTAGATATAACTTCATCTACTCCTATCACTATTAATAATATTGGATTGACGTTTAGGATATATCACCAATTAACAGGCTTAATACTTCAACAATATAATACTGATAGTTTTATATTTCCTATAGTAGAAGTCAATAAAATACAGGCTATCTTATACGTTAATGGAAGTGATATTCCTAACTTCTATGCCTCTAAGCTTTTAGAGTTTCCAAATAAAACTCATAAGCTTAACTACGAAATGATTATATCCGCTAATACTACTCGAAATATTTCTAAATTTACTGATAACGGAGAATTCTATGTCTATTAAAGTTAATACATATCGAGAATGGAAAGATAATAGACTATCAGGTTCTATTGTTCCTAGAAAAGATGATTTACCTTTAGGGGTTAGTTTAGAGTCTATAGATAACCCTTCTCTCTTAGGAGTTGGAGTATCTGTTAATTTTATAGTATTTACTAACACTTCTACTACTAATTTCTCAGTAGGGAATTACGGAACTCTCACTGGTTTATCCCCTATTGTTACTGAACCTTCTAAGATTATCTTTAAAGGCTTAGTAGAAAAAGAACAATTACAAACTAGATTAGACCCAAATCTAGATTCTTCAGTATATTTCGTTACTAAAGCTGTATTTCCTGATACTGCTGAAGTTACTATTGATGAGGGCTATTTCACTTCTAAAGTTACTCTTATTTAATTAAAAATATAAAATAAAATGTCAAGATTAAAAATTATTAATAAAACTCCATTAAAGAGTAGAGCAATTCCGTTTATTGAGCTAAATCCTAAGTATTTCTATTGGTTAGATATTGGTACTGAAATAGTAGTAGATATCTTAAGAGAAAAAGATAAGCACTTAGAGGTTAAATTACTTACATCTAATCTTAAAAATTTACCAGTAGGAGTTAAAGTCTGGTATATTTACAAAGAACACGTCCAAGTAACTGAAGAACCAGGTAATACTAAGACCAGTAAAAATACTCTTAAGACTGACTATTACTACCAGTTATATAATAAGTATCATCCCTATACTTCTTGTTTCCTTAGTTGTGTAGCAATGCTCTTATCTTTCTATAAGGTTAAAGTAACCCCTGATGAACTATATAACAAATGTTTAGATTTAGGTTACAATAGATTTTCTCATCAAGATATTTCTGCAATATTAAGAAGTTACGGAGTTAAATATACTTCTAAGACTAATGGAACTTTTAAAGAAATAAAAGAGACTCTTAAGACTTCCCCTGTTATTCTTGGGACATACCTTACTGAAGGGACTCATATTGTATTATTAGTAGGATTTGATGATCAAGCTTATGATGGAAGAGGAGCTTTTATAGTTAACGACCCTTATGGAGAATTTACTCATAACGGTTATATTCATACTAATATAGCTGGTAATGAGACTCTTTATAGTTATTCTTTAATTAAACAAGTAGGCGCTCCAGAAGGTGAAGGAAATTACTGGATTCACGTTCCACAATAAAAATATGAAAAATAAAATTAAACGCTCACTATATTTCACCAAGACTTTTTTCTTTTCTCTACTACTCTATTTCTCAGTAATCTATTCTCCTCTAGTTAACTATATATATGATAAAGAACTAACTAAAGAGGATTTCACTGCACTATTAATAGGTACTTTTAGTTTCTTAGGGGTAAGTCAAGGTCGTATGAGGGTTAACGATGATATTAGAAAGAGTGCAGAATCAGGAGTTGCTACTGGACTCTTAACTTCTAAAGTAATTCCTAGTAAACCTGAAAGGTAATATGAAATGGTTGTATTTAGCTTACTATTAGAAAAATGTGGAGAGGATTACTATTACCGATATATAAGTGATAAGATTACTTACTATATTCCATCTTATAAAATAGATAAACTTAATCAAGATGTAAAAGATACTGATAGCTTTAAGGAGTATCATTATTCAGTAAATGTTAGAGATTTTTTAAATAAGGTATATAAGTTAGGGGAGCATACTCTTAATACTACTGTTACTGATATTCGTAATAAAAAAGATATAGAGTTAACTTTTTTTGGCTATAGATACAATGAATTTATTGTAGTAGTTGGTACTCAAAAAGTAGATGACTTACTACAAGAAACATTATTTAAAGAGGATTATATATTTCTTGTTCGATGGTTTAGTAGTAAAGAAGATACTATAGATGATATTTCAGATAATGTAACTTCCCTACTAGGTTATACAAAAGAGGAGTTATTGTCTAAGCCTTATTTAGAGTTTATTCATCCTGAAGATAAAGAGACTTTCATTAAAGAGTTAACTAAGTATGTGGTAGATAAGACTCCTTCTTTTTATCAAAAATATCGTTTAATAAGTAGCTTAGGAAAACCTATTAGTATTTTAGACCATTCTTGTGTAATTACTAATAGTGAAGGTAGTTCTATAGTTGGTTATTTAAGAGATATTACTTTAGAAATTGAAATGTCTAGTAAGTTAAAAGAATTAACTAACTTGGATGAGGAAGGTTTTAATAGTGGAGCAGTTATAAATATTGAATGGAATAAAGATTATAAGGTTACTCGTTGGAATAAGGAAGCTGCTAATATACTAGGTTGGACTAATGATTCAGTAATAGATAAACATATCTCAGAACTTAAATTATTTAACGATGAAGATGTTACTAAAATTGAAGGTCAAGTTGATAGGTTACTTAATCGAGAAGTTGAGAATATAATCAGTAGCTTTAAAATAACTAAAAAAGACGGCTCAATATTAAGCACTAAATGGTCTAATAGGGTAATAAATAGAAATGGAGATACTAGAGTTCTTTCTACTGTAGTAGACCAAAGCCAAGAAGCTCTTTTAACTATGAGGTTAGATGAGGTACAGGAAAGGTCTGATTTGTTACTTCAAACTTTATTTAATACTAATAATGTTTCTAATGAGGTATTTGGTAAATTAGTGCATAGTCCTCTTACTGCTAACCCTGAAAGTCTAATAAAAGCTGAAATTCTTATTCGTAAATTAGAAGAAGAAATTACTCGACTTAATAACACTGTTTTTTATAATAATGATAATAATTTACTTAATGATGTAGCTTTCCTTAAAAAAGAAGATTACTTATTCAATGAAAAATTAGTTAGACTAGAAGAGCAGAATAAAGAGTTATCTTTTAAATTAGAAAGTTTACTAAATATTAATGTGCTTACTTTTTTAAAGAATTTAAGTAGTAAAAATCTACTAGCAGCTATGATTATTAGTTACATAGTATTTGGGCAATTGATACCTGCTATTTATCCTTCAATTATTAAACCTACTATTACTAATATAAATAAAGAAGTTAGACAATTAACAGGACAAGACTAATTATGTGGCGACCATTTGATAATCCAGCTAAAAGAAGAAAAAGATTTATAGAAAAAAATAGTCCATATTTAGTTCCGTTAGCTGTTGGTGCGGTAGCTGCTGCGGGTTCTGATGGGGCAACTCTTAGTAGGAGAGTTAGAAGAGGAGTAGTTACAGGAGGTCAAACTGCTGCTGCAATGAAGGCTGCTGGAGTATTTGCTAATCCTAATAGTAAAAAGAATTATTATAGAAATACTATTCTTCCTACTATTCAACAAGGTAGAGGTGCTCTTAATACAGGGGTAAATGTTAGTAGAGAGTTGAGAAATTCTGGTAACTTACTACAAAAAGCAAATAACTTTAAAAGGAGATATTTCTAATGTATAAGTATATAACAGTAGAAAAAATCCAAAGGAGATTAGGTAGAAGAGCTAACGTATTTACTAACTCACTTATTCCTAGTGATAATGTCTCAGTAATATCTAGTAATTTAGATACAGAACTTATTCATGATTTAATTATTAGAAATGAAGCTTTGATAGATACATATTTCGGGATGCTTTATGTTCTTCCAATTGACTTAAGAGATATTCCATTAATTGAACCTATTTTAGAAGGATTCGTTATTAATGATTTAATGATGTCTCTTTATGACCAAGGAATGATAGCATCATTAGGAGGAGATGGAGGTTTTGGTTCTACTATTTATCAGAAAGCTAAAGAATTATTGAAGGGATATTTTATTGGTTCTGGTATTTATATTCCCGGTATCTCTGCCCCTGAAGATAATGCAATGAAAGAAGCTTACCCATTATTACTACCTTATACTCCTCAATTAACAGAAAGGAGAGATAACATTACTAGGAGCTATACTATTATTGGTAATTACCAGAAAAATAGAAATAATATGGAATTTGACTTTAGAAATAATGATAGAACTTTCGGTATTGAAAAACAATTTTAATAAATAATATGATTAAATTTATAGGCGATGATTATTCTGATTACGCTTTTGGACTTCCTACTAAAAAACAGAACTATGGTCAACAACGTTCTAGGCGAGGAATGATCGGTCAGGATACTAAAAAAGGACTTAAAATAGGAGGTGCGCTCGGTGCTATAGCAGGGGGTGCTGAGTTAGGAATTAGAATGAAATCAAGAGGTGGTCTTAAGACTAGATTAGCAGCCGGATTGGCTGGCACTATTGGTGGGGCTGCTATTGGAGCAATGGCGGGGGGTGGAGGTGGAGCTGGAGTAGGAGCAGGAAGAGCTTTACTAACTCCAAGAAAAAAGAAAACAAAACTAGGAAATTTAAAAACATCTTTAGCTAAGCGACTTGATAAATAATAAATAATATGATTAAATTTATTAGTTCTACTAATAATAATTTTGGTAGAGGGAAAGACAAAAAGAAAAGAATTAGAAGATTGTTAACTAATACAGCTATTATGGGAGGTGCAGCTATTATTGGAGGTGTATGGGGTAGAAGAGCTTTTCAAAATCACTATATCAACTCAGTCTCTAATATTATTAGACCTGGAGTTAAACTTACTAAACAAAATTTAAAAAGTATAAGAAATAATTTTGAAAATGTAGTACCTCTTAAACCTCTCGCGCAAGCTGCTCAAAATAAGTATAAAAAACTAAGTAGACAAGGTTTCGAGAGGGGGTCATTAGATGTAGGGTTACCTATAGGTGCGGGAGTGGCAATAGGAGTAATGGGAAGACAACAATATAAAGATAACTATGATAGAAGTATTCAAGGTAGAATAGCTAATGTTAAAAAGAAATCTAAACAATTATTAATGAGAAAATAATGAACAAAATAACTTTCATTGGCTCAACTAATTCCTCTTATTTATTTGATAGACCTAAAAGACCTTCTCGACTTAAATCTGCTGCTGTTGGGGTAGGAGTTGGAGTAGCTGCTGGCTATAACTCTGGTGGAATTCCAGGTGCAGTAATGGGAGGACTAAGAGGTGCTACTGATAGTTTTGTTCGTAAAAATGGGTATAATTCTTTACTTACTAGAGCCAAACGATATGCTCCTACTTCTTTTGCTGGAAAGGTAACGAATGATGCTAAAACTATTGGCACTTTATCTGGAGCTGCTGGAGGACTTACTGGTGCTGTTAGAGGTGGTTTAAAAGGTCTTAAAGGTGGTTGGAAAGGTGCTTTAGGTGGAGCTATTAATAGTGGAGCTAGAGGGGCTTGGAATGCTGGTAAAAAAGGAGCTTTAGTAGGGGGAGGAATTGGAGGACTTAGAGGACTTAAACGAAAGAAAAACTATTTACTCCCAATATCTTAAATAATATGCACAAAATAACATTTATAGGCTCTACTTCTTCCACTTATTTTAGAGGAAAAGATAAACAACCAAGAAAGAAAAGATTATTAAAACTAGGTAGAACAGCTTTAGCAGTTGCAACTAATAGGAATCCAATTGATAGAGAAGTTAATAGATACAGACAAGAGGGTGCTAGAACTCGGCTAGGTAAAATTAGGAATGATACTAAAATTGGCGCTACTACTTTAGGAAGTGCAGGTATTTTAGGAGGATTATCTAAAGGATTCAATGAAGGGAAAGGATTAAAATCTAAAGCATTATTAGCTATTACAACAGCAGGCCTTCAAGGACTTCAAGGAGCAGCAATTGGAAGTGGTTTAGGTATTAGCTCAGGAATAACTAGAGGATTTTTACAACATAATAAGAGAAAGAAAAAATGATTAAATTTATAGGAAATACATCTAGTAATTATGCTAGAGGGAAAGATAAAAAGAAAAGAAAAAGGAGATTGATAGTTCCCGGTTTAATTACTACTGGTTTAGCTGGGATAGGAGCAAAAGTTGGTGGTGATAGAGGACAGTCAAGTATTATTGTTAATCATATTAACCCTACACCATCACATAAAAATGCTCTTAAATATATTAAACATATGAGAAGTCAACAACTTCCTAAAGGTGCTTCTTCACAAATAAATAATAAGTTTTTAAGAAATAAAAGTAAATATGTAAAACTGTTTGATAAAGCTAAAAAAGTAGGAGGTATTAAAGGTGCTGCTATCGGAGCCGGAATAGGTCTAAGTGCGTCTCTACTTTATAATAGGTTAAGAAATAAGGATAAATAATATGATTAAAGGGGAACTTTTAACTAATGGATGATTATAAGAACAATTCAAAGAAAGTAGATAAAATATTTAATTGGCAAACTGACCATCAAGGAACCCTAAGAAATAATACTTGCCACTTAGAGATATATTCTCCCTTATATGATTTTGATGTTACCTCTCAACGAATAAAGGAAAAACGAAGATATCTTAATAGTAAAGAATATGAATTAATTATTTGTAGTGACTTTAATGATCATGTAGCAGGTTCAATATCTACTGAACTCTATCCCTTAGTATCAAAAGTAGTTGCTGATAATATCTTGTTAATTCCTCATACTATTTGGATTAACAGATACGAGGAACATCATGAAGGTCTATTTACATTTGAATACTCTATCTCTCTAGTAGATATTGATAATAACTATATAGGAAATCAAAGTTTTACTTATTACTCTATATGGCAAAATGAGTTAGATTATTTAATTACTGGGAATCCTGTAGAGCTTAGACAAGTATGTTCTTCTGGTTGGAATAAGCTATATGAGAGATGGAAAAATAAATGATTCCTAAAGTGAATAATACTAAATATCTAGTCTTATTTAATTTAGTATAAAGATAAAGTATAAAAATAATAATATCAATTTTCAATTATGGCAGATAATAAAAGTCCGTTACAAGCTACTAA